CAAGCCTTAAAAGAACTTGAGCAGTATTATTGTGAGTGTGTTGCGGAATATAAAAAGAGGCAACATTTAAATGACAAAATGACCGCCAATGAAAGCCGAAAATATTTATGTTCTTCTATTAAACAAAAAGCAATGGATATTTGTCCAAATGATGATGAGCGTATGAATATCATACTTGATATGACATACGGTTATAAAGGCAACCGGCAGTTTTGTTGGGATTGTATTGGAGAATTAATAATTAAACGTTTAGAAGGAATGGAGGAAGAAATTGTACATACTGAATGAAAAAGAATATATTAGGGATGTATTGGCATCAGGAATAAAACCAGATAATATTTCTAATGGCTATCTGATAACTCTGATCGCCAAATATTACTTTGACAAGAAACAAGATCCTGATATTTTAATTGATATTGTTAAACAAAAAATGCTTGATTTTGATATTGATGGTTATCAAGAATATAGATATGCAAATAAAATCAAAAAAACTTGTATTAATTTATATGATTTAGATTCTGATAAATTCTTTAGAGAACTTGAATATATTCCCATCTATAAAAAAGAACTAGAAATCGTGGAGTCTCTTCTAAATGATCGTCAGAAGAAATTTATGTTTACATTGTTTGCAGTAGCCAGATACATGGATAGCGATGGTTGGATAAATAAAAAGGATCTTAAGGGTCTTTCGGAAGTATTCAAACTTGCTAATGTTACTCTCTCATCCGACAAAAAGAATGAATTGTTACATGAGTTATATAGTAATGGTTATATTCATTTTGGGAAAAAGGTGAATAATCTTAATATCAAGGTTGATTTAGGTAATAAGGATGATGATATTGTTTATAAGGTGACTATATTTGATAATATTGGCAATCAATACATAGGTAATTTCAAAAAAGGATATAAACAATGTGTGAACCCTGGATGTGGTAGAAAAATTAAAGTTACTGGGACAAATGATAAATATTGCAAGTATTGTGCAAGAGAAAAACGTTTGGAAACCAAAAGGAATTGGTGGAATAAACAATAGAAACCATTTTTACTAGACTTTTTAAGGTTCGCCAAAACCCTTTATTTATAAGTAAATTTGGTACATTTTAACAAAAAATGTGTTTTTCTTTGAATGGTATATAATGAAATATATACAAAACATGATACAAAAACGATTGTCATGGAAGAAACAAACCGACAATCTTTGTATGTCTGCTTTGCTGCTCACAATGAGTGGCATTGCAGATTGGATGAAATCAGTCTTTTGTAAAAATAGAGAATAATATATTAAGAACATAATTTGTTCTTGATTAAGATATGCGTCTTAGAAAAGTAGTCAATATTTAAATTTGCTGTGAGACTATAAAACTTTATATAAATGTCTACATTAAACCTGATTAATTATGTACAGCAAAACTATTTAATCATTTGACATTTATTGATATGCTCTGAGGAAGTATTATGAATAATCGCATCATTGTTAAAAAATGATGTTGATTCAAGGCGTTATAGTCAGAGTTAAAAGAGAGAATAAATAATTGTAACAGATAACAATTATCATATATGGAATTAAAAGGAGAAAAAAGGAATGGTATTAAAAGAAGCATTTCGTTATCAGAATTTTTTGGATCTTATTTTAAGTAATGCTGCTAATTATCTTTGTAGAACTGATTTTGTCACTGAGACAAAAGAAACTCATAATCGAAAGAAGGTAAATCCTCTTGCTGATGATGAAGTTGTTGAAGTGAAGAATGTTCATAATGTAGATTTTACCGCAAATGATCTTATCGATGTGGTATGTGCAGTTATTACAGAGAAAGAAAAGCTAACTAAAGCTATTACTCTTGCCAAGAGATCTACCGAAATTGATATTGACTCTTCAGTTTCTATGAATAAATTAAAGCAGAGAATTTCTTCTGTGTTTAATAATATGGCAAGTATTAAGAATAGCGAGACAACTTCTCGTGGAACCGGCTATAAGTTCAATGAGGCTGGAGATCAGGTGTCTTATTATTATGATGTTAATAGTGTGACTACTATTAACTTTAAGCGTGATGATGTTCGTAATCTGGCTAAGAAATATCAGAAGGAAACTGATGAGATTTCCACAAAACTGGATGCAATCGAACTCACTACTGTTGTAGATTTTGTTCCTACATGGGATGTAACTGATACATTTGAGGAAGTAGTTGCTGCTTGTAAAAAGTAGCACTCTTCTCTCCTGTTGAAAAATATCAGGTACTTACGAGAGAGCTGAAGCGGATTGAATAATTGTCAATCGGTTCAGATGCAGATGAACTATGATGCTGCAAGGTTTGTGTGATATACCATAGATCACATATGATGAAAAACAAATGGAAAGTTTAATAAACTAATGAAGTTTAATTTACTTTATACATATAAATAAATGGTTG